CTCAGGAATATCAAAAATGATACCAGTAGGAACCATGATACGATCTCTAGCGTTGACGTAGATATTACCGTCTTTGAATGGTCTTAGGATCTTTTTATTGAATACATTAAATCCTTCATAGCCCTGCTTACCTGCACTTTGAAACGAGATGTCAAAGCAGGCAGACTGTTGTGTAGCAAATGAAGGAATTTGAACGTTAGGATGTGTCTTATATACTTTCAATGTTGTCATGATGTAGTCTCCGTTGATTTTATGTTATTTCCATCCAATTTATAGCACCAATACATGTATCAGCAGCACCTGCACCAGCGACAGCTAATGTAAATATTGAGTTTGTATTGGAAAATGAATTTCTGTTTAACTGTAGTCTAAAAATATCATCTGAAAGTGTTATTCCTCCAGCACTTTGCTGAGAAACATATAGATATCCTTGATCTAAGTCTGTTCCTCCAGAAAGAGTATTTGCTGTAAGATTGTATTGAACCGCAGAATCAGTTCCAGCAGATATCCAGGTTCCATTACCTACGTTAGCATTCTCGACTAACTTATATGCTAATCTAGTTCCATTACCACCTACACCAAGCAGAGATAAGTTTTTAGGAACTACTATAGCATCGGCTCTTTCTGATTTCAACCTAATACTTACAACAGGGTAAAAAACACCAGCAGTTGCCAATGAATATGTTGTGTTGGGTAAGTGTCCTATTGTTTTGTTTCTACCTCTAATCTCATAACCCCCTTCTGACATAACAGAGGAACATATGACATTCAAGGTAGCACTGTTGGCCATAGAATTATAGTTTTCGATTTCCATTCTGATAGGCAAACAGGCAGTAGTCATATATGCAGAGTTGGCATAGTTTGCATGATGGAATGAATGGCAATGAATGAATCGACCATCAATAACAAATCCACATCTAACAGTACCAACACCTAACCATTCAATGTCCGTCCAAAACAATTGGGTTTTAGTTGGATCTAATGTATATAGAGAAGGACCAGTACCATCAAGTTTGTCTGTGTTCCAAGATGATTGTGGTACTCTATCTTCAACAACAGATCCAGATGTATATGATCTAATAACGAAATTTAATGTATTGTCTACTATTTCAAAGAAGATACCATTCTGTGTTCCAAAATAACCTACTCGTTGTCTGAGTCCAGTTTGTGCTGGTGACATACAGAAAGATTGGATTATACTTAGAGATTTTCCTGGTTGATATGAGAACACCTTTGATGTTTCTCTATATACATACGAATTTGCTGTTGATGTAATATTTAACGATGTAGTAGAAGAATTTGTGTTATATACTATAGAACTTCCTGTAGCAGAATTGGCATTATTGAATTTGTTGTTGTCTTGATATCTATTAGAAGAATCAAACAAAGTAAGAGGTGTAGAAATTCTAGCTCGACCAAAGGCATCAACAGCAACACCAGACGGATTAGCAGGACCAACTAGATTACCATACTGATCTGCAAGCATTACAACTTCAAAGATGGTTGTTTCTTGTGGTAGATACTGATGAGTGTCTTTTCTGAACTGTGCCATTACACTTCTTTTCTCTTTGCTTTACCTATAGTGTATTTAGCAATCAAGTTCCAGTCATTCTTTTCTTTATGAGAAATAATTTTTACTTGACTCAATGGTGCCGTAGGAGATGAACTCTTTTTCTCATTAACTAAATCTAGAAGTTCCCATTCGTGTAATAGATTGGCTATAGTATTTCTACGTGCTTTATCTTCTTCGGTAAAGTCTGATCGTTTGCCATCTAATAGAAACAATTCTTTGAAATGTACGAGATAATACTTGCTTTGTTTATGAAGGATGTGGCAAGATTGATATAGGGTTTTTTCTTTTTTGGAAGCAATGCCAATACGTGATAAAGTTTCTCTGATCTTTAGAAAGTCATCAGGTTCATTTAGCTTCACTTCTATTAGTTCGTCTAGATTTATTGCCATGTTGAATTCCACCTTTATCTAATCGTTTCTTTAGTTCATCAATTTGGACCTCCGATAAGATAACTGAAATTTCTCTAGATTTTTCATCAGAACATCTATAGTATTCTTTAATAACATTGAGAGATTCTACAGTCTCTTTCTTGTGCCACTTCTGGAATGGTCTCTTATAAGGTCTAATACTATTTAGAAAATAATGAAACTGTAGAAGTTTATCAGTATGTGCAAGGATGTTCATCTGATTGGCATGCATAACACAATCATAGTGTTGTGACATGGCACGATTAACAACGAAAGGCACATAGTCTTTCTCAGTCTCTTGTGTGATAACATGTTTTTTTGTTTGAAGGATTGAGGGAATAATATCTTTGAAGATATCTGCCATTATCGTTTCACTTTCTTATTAAAGTTAGAACACAAAAGAGGTGCAACATATTCATCAATGAACAATTCGATGTCATCATCCATGTCAGTAAAATCATTCTTGATAGGTGGAAATTCATGCTTTGGTAAAAGCTTTACATAAACATTATGAATATCCTGTCCTGATAATCTACATTTTCTAGCTGCAGGATGGTCTTCATCTTCCCTAGAAAGATTACAAAGTTCCTTCATAAACCTATAGATTCTATCATTGATTCTAACACAAGAACCACCAACATACAAGCAATTTGTTTTAGCAGGTAGACCATTCCAAAGGGAATAGATACCACCAAAATTAGAACCAGATTTCACAGGATTATTATCCAAATCAACAAGACTAATATCAATACCTAGATTTGGATAATATGTGATGTTATTGATTCTAACCCTATATGTAGGTTTAGAATAACCAACTTTTATGAGTCTTTTGCCATACTCATCCAAAGACTCATAATCTTCACCAAATAGATTTCTAGCCATTATCTCATCTCACAGTCAACCATGATTTCAGTTAGACAAGCAACCAGATTGATTTCCTGATCAGCAACAAAAGCACTCTGATACTGATACTTAGCCAAAATAACAACGGCTTGTGGAATACTTTCTGGCTTCATATACTCATACAAGTTATCATAAATCTTTCGGAATACACGAGCAGGATCTAGATCAGCATTAACTACAACCCACTTCCTCATATCTGCAAAGTTCTTTTCTTTGAGATATCGAACAAGTTCCTGAATGTTCCGAATACTAACGACTTGTGCTAGAATACCAGTATCAATCTTACCAGAAGTTGAATATCGTTGAAGTTCATTTAGAGTCCTTCGATAATCTGGAAAATACTTCTTGGTAATCTCAACAAGGACATTCTTCTCATAAGAGATGTTTTCTTGATCTAAAATCTCAGCAATTCGATTAAAGAATGCTGCTGCCATCTTAGGCTTCTCATCTGGTTGAAGTGAGAAGTCAATAACAGAACACCGAGAATGAATAGCTTCGATCAATCGTGACTTAAAATTACATGTCAGAATGAATGTACAATTAGCAGAAAATTCTTCAATGGCACCACGCAAAGCAGCTTGGGCTTCTGGTGTGATATAATCGGCTTCATCAAGAATGATAACCTTTCTACCACCAACCAAAGATACCGTTGATGCATAACTTCGGATCTTAGTTCTAAGTGTATCAATACCACGTTCATCCGAAGAATTGATAAACAGATAATTCAATCCGATTTCTTCGCACATGGCAAAAGCAACAGTGGTTTTACCCACTCCTGCTGTGCCAGTTAGCATAAGATTTGGAATACTTTTTGTGTTCACATATTCTTGAAATACCTTCTTGATCCTTTCAGGAAAAATACAATCTACTACTTTTTTTGGTCGATATTTCTCTGTCCACAAAAACTCTTCCATTAGTCTTTCTTTCCACCATTGATGATGATATCGTAAAACTCTTCAAAAGTCTTCTGTTCTTCTACCTCAGAATTGAAATTAGCTTTGAAGTAGGTCTTACCCATCTTGCGAACTAACTTCTTATCTAATCCAAGATCATCACAAATCTTAGTGATAGCTTCCTTTTGAAGTTCTTTCTCGGCAGCTACTCGGGTCATTGAGTCATTTAGTTCCTGAATAGCACCTTTAAGTTTCTTCCTATCGTTATCTGATAGAGAATTGACACTCACGAAATTCCTATTATGACCTACCATTGACATTATTTTGTCTCCAAGGCAATGAAATATGTTACATTCTTGGTCTTAGACTTCAATCGGCTAAACATACCATGCTTGATATCTACATCATAATCATCTGGCATGAGTTTCCTCAAGAAGTTATCGATCTTAAATGTAGCAGTAAAGTCTGTACCACTATACTCTGAGATTTTACTATCAAGATAGTTAGATGTATCGTTTGCTTTGTCGTGGATTTGAAGATTTAGTTCACAGTTCTTACCGATGATAGAAAGATTTGGGAGAGCATTCATCGAAGCCAACCGGAGTGACTTAGAAAGAACCGCATTTGTAAGAACGAAACTTACATCTGGATTATCCATAGTCAAGTTCTTATCGGGCGGTGAAATGATAATCTCTGGTGAACATGAAAGATAATACATCTGGAAAATATTATCTTTCATCATAACATACTTATCATTGAACTCTAGGTCAGGATTATTCAGAGTTGTAATATTACCTAGAAACTGAACTAGATCATAGATACCAAACTTATGACTAAACGAATCTTCCAGATCAACTTCAACTAGAACACTTTTCTCAGGAGACATAGTCCTCTGCTTTGTTCCGGGCTGGAGCACAATACCAGGATTGATATTGGCAAACGACTTCATTACTTCCAAAGTGTATTGGGAAAATTTCATTATATAACTCCTATCTTATGCAGATTTTTTTAGTTTAACAGGACCTGTGTAAATGTCAAGCATATGTTTCACACAGGCTTCAAGTTCAGTTTTGGATCCATTGTTACCCAATACATAATCAAACATAGTTCCAATCCATGCCCATTCTGAAACATGGACTTCTGGATATCTACTATGCATATCATAAGCCACACCACGATTATGATTTAATGCAGTATCAAACCATACTGGATCTGGTCCACGAACTACACGAGTTACGATTCCATCTTTTCGTTTGATGAAATCGATCTCATTTGGAAATCTTACATCAGAAATTACAACATTCTCTATACCACGAATACGTCTTTCTAATGTAGATACCCAAATGTCTTCACCAAACACATCTCGACCAGCTTCTGTTCCCATGAGTTGGAGAATGTATCGAGGTGTAACAGATTTACCTAAAGTGTCAAAAAGTCTTTCATCCCAAAAATCATCAATAGTTTCTCGGAACTTTCGACTCTCATCCGTGTCTCCTTCTAAAAGATGTCTTGGCCAATCAAACATAACAGAAACCGTATCTTTAAGGACATCAGCAAAAGCAAATTTGTGAAATCCATACTTATTAACAAAAATATCAGAAACAGTTCCTTTACCTGATCCTGCAAACCCGATCACACCTACAATCATAATATATCTCCTGAGTTATAGATTTCCAGTGAGTTGTGCTATCTTTTGCATATCTCCTTTGAATCCATAAGTTCCTACGTGCTCTGTCTTCATCCATGG